GCCAATTCAAAACTAAAATATCCGCCATTGGAATTCCCATAGCTGTAAACTCTATCCAAGTCTACTTTATAATTTTCATTTATTTTATCAATTAATGCACTTATAAAACCTATATCGTCTACAATACTATCACGTGTCCATGAACCAACATTCCAATGTGGAGATCCTCTATGATCCTTATAGCCTTGTGGTACAATTAGAATAAAACCTGCCGTATCGGCAACAGATTTCATATCTCCCCATCTCATTAAATTTCTAGCATTTCCTCCGTTGAGGAAACTGATGAAGAAGCATTGGAAGAAGAAGTAGAAGAGGAATCCGAAGAGGACGAACCAGAGGCTACTGAAGAAGAAGATGAAGACTCAGAAGAAGACGAAGTAGAGGTAGAAGAACGCAAAACTTACCGAGTTAAAGCTGGTGGTGAAGAGAAAGATGTCACCCTAGAAGAGCTTGTAAGTGGTTATCAAAAAGGCGATGATTATACCAAGAAAAGTCAAGCATTAGCAGACCAGCGTAAAGCTGTAGAAGCAGAAGCTAAAGCAATCCAAGAAGCACAGCATCTAAGAGAGCAATATGCTCAAAGGTTAAATCAAGTACAATCTATTTTAGAGCAAGGTAAAAATAGTGAGGAAGATTTACAATTATTAAAGGAAAATGACCCGATAGCTTATGCGGTGAGAGTCGCAGAAAACACAGAAGCAAATAAAAAGATACAGTTAGTACAACAAGAACAAGCTAGACTAGCTCAAGAATCAAATCAACATAGAGCAAATCAGCAAGCACAATTTGTTGCCCAACAATCTAAAATGTTAGTGGAAAAAGTAAAGGAATTTTCTGACCCAAAGAAAGCTGAACAAATCAAGAATGATATTCGTAGCTTTGGGAAAAGTGTAGGATTTAGTGATGAAGAACTTTCACAAGTTTATGACCATCGTCATGTAATTATATTACAAAAGGCTATGGAATACGATAAATTACAGAAAGCCAACCCTAGCGTAAATAAGAAGCTTAAAAAAGCTCCTAAAATGGCTAAAAAGGGAAATAAAGTTGCTAATGTTGATGTCTACACTAAACAGAAAAAACGATTGAAGTCATCTGGCAGTATTGAAGATGCTACTTCGGTATTTACAAACTTTATTTAAAAGGAAACAATAGAAATGGCAACATATTAAACCTACGATACCATTGGTATTCGTGAAGACTTAC